CCTTCATTCGGCGTGCGGTGCTGGGGCTGATCGTCGTTCCGTTGCTCAGAACGCGAGCGCGGGCGACGCCGATCGCTGTCCCGCCGCGGTTGAACTCGCGACGCAACTCCAAACCCCTTGCGGCTGCCTTCTGGACGCCTTCGGGGGGCGTGAAGTCGATGTCGGCGATGGCTTTCCGGGTCTCAATGCCGAGTTCTTCCATCCGGCGCTGAATCCACTTCTCGCCGCTGTCGCCGCCGGCCAATTGCCACTCAATCCAGGGGAGAGTGCCCGTCCATCCGGCGTTTTTCGCCGCCACGCACCTCATCAGCACCTCCGAGAGTCGCGAAACGTCCTCGACGACGACGATTTGCCGGTCTGCGATGCGTTCGGCAAGGGGAATGAGCGTTGGATCGACCTGATTGTCGTTCGCGGCGGCCTTCAGGCCACGTTTTGCCGCATTCGACATCGTTTGGTTGGGGCGATACGCCTCACCGACGGCCATTTCCATCGCTCGACGGCTCACGACGACGCTGGAGGCGTCATACGCCGGCCGAGTTACTACGGAAACGTCGTCGAGCAGTGAAACATCGGTGACGGTGCGCTTCCGCAGGCCCTTCGGGCCGGCTTCCCACCGCTCGCCGCCGTTTGTCGCGGCCCGGTCGACAGCAAACGCGAAGCTCGACGCCTTCACGGTGCGATTCTGCACCCATGTCACGACGTCGCGGCCGATGGACGTGTCGTCGGGGTACGCTTCGTAGCGCAGGCCGTAGCCATCGACCGACAACTTCAGCGTTCCGTTGGTCGTATTGCCCAGGATGAGGCTGCGATCGTGATTGAAGAGGGCGTAGACGTCGGGATTCTTGCCCAGAACCTTGTCGAAGGCCCGCTTGTCGATGACCTCGACGAACCCACCAAGGTTGTTTGACTCGCTGTCGAACACGGCCGCGTAGCCGCGAAGGACAGGGAGCCGCTTTCCGGTCGAGGAATCCTCGCGGAACTCCACTTCGGGGACCGAGTCGATCGTCCGGCGTTCGATGTCCATGGTCAGACCTTGTTCGCGAGGTAGTTGTCGAGGCCGATTTGCTCAATGACTAGCTTGGTCGCCTCGATTTCAGACACAGATGCCTCGCTGCCCTTGAGCAACTTGGCGAAAATCTTGGCGGTGATCTCGTCGCCGGCGTTCCTGGCGACGATGACGTTCGCTCGCTCGACGTTCATGGCCCCGTATTCAAGGGCGTAGTTGGCGTCGAGGATGCCTTCGTAGTCGTGGCGCGGCCATTCTGGCGCCGAATGCTCGTAGCCGGGCTCGACGTCGTAGTATTCCAGCCGCGCAGTGACCTTCTTGAGGTGCCCACGCTCCTCTTCGACGTCGGCGTCGAACGCTTCGGCGAGCTTGGAGTAGCCCCAGCGCCTGAAATGCTCGGCCTGGGCCTGATACTGCTCAATGGCCGTCAGGTGGAGGCTCCGAGAAAGCTGGAGCGCGTCCACGACGTTGCCGACCGAGGAGATTGGCTGTGAGAGCGGGGCGTTCGGCATGGTCACAGGTGCTTGTCGCACCACTCCGACTGGACTGATTCGTACTTCTGGCCGCTCCGCTGGCAATCCAGCAGGATTTCGCGAGATCGAGCCGACCAATTGGTCGAAAACTCTGCGATGTCTCGCCCGGTAGCTTCTGCGACGTCGCGAAGCTCGGACTTGATCCGCTCACCCATCTGATCGATCCAGGCGACGACCTTCTCCGGCTTGCTCCGGCGGTCAAAGATGCCGTCGATCTCCAATCCGGCGAGCCGCCGGACGTTCGTCATGAACAAGACCTCAAACAAGTCTGGCGACGACCGCTTAGCCGGTTCACTGGCCGCCGGTGCGGGCTGCTCCGCGGCCGGCTTTTCGCCGGTGATGGCCGGTTCTTTGGCCGGATCAGGCTTGAGGGTGTCACTGAGCTTCTGGCCCGTCGGGTTGTCGGTCGTGAACGCTTCAAGCAGGGCCATGTTGACCTGCACGAATCGCTTCTTGCCGTCCTCGCCTTCAAGCGGATTGAGACCGATGCTCGCCCGAAGCTCGTTGACGTCGAGCGCCCCCATGTTGAAGAACTCACGGGCGTGCTTCGCCTTGGCCTCGTAGTCGCCTGCCATCAGGGCATTGAGGTCGAATCCGACGAAGTACGTCTTGTCGTCCACGACGAGGTCGCGGCGGCAGGCCATCTCGATTCGGCGACACCACGGAATGAGCGAGAACGTCACAAAGTCGATGGCCGACTGCTCAACCGTGTTGTATCGCACGTTCGACATATCGCCGAGGAGATGACCGGGCACGCGGTAGATTCTCCCCACCTCCTCGACGCTGAAGCGACGAGTCTCAAGAAGCTGGTTCGTGGCGTTGTTGATCTCCTCCGGCCGCTTCTTGAAGCCGTAGGGCAGGACGATCGTCGAAAATGCCTTCTTCGGTCCCTGGACCTTCTCGTCAAACTGGTCCTTGAAACGCAGCAGGGTCTCAGGCTTCTGTGGCTGGTCGGTCTCAAAGACAGCGCCGCCGCGGGCGTTGTTGCCGAAGAACGCCGAGGAGTGAATCTCCGCCGCCCTAGCGAGGCCGATGGCCTCGCGGGAGAGGGTCACGGGCACATACCCGGTCACGCCGTCGCTCGACAGCCAGCGAATATGGAAAATCTGATCCTGGCGATACTCGATGGGGTCTGGATTCGGGCTCAGGAGCGTCGGCGGGACTTGGTAGTAGTAGCGGAGCTTGCCGTTCTCCAGCCTCTTGACCGTCATCCGTGAGGCATGAAGCGGCTCCAGCTTGTCGACGGCCCCGTTCGGGCCGGGCTTGATGACACTGAAAGCGTTGCCCCAGAGCAGCAACTGCGACATTTTCCACTCCTTCCACTCAAACGCCGTCATCCAGTCGTTGGTCTGGTAGTGCAGCAGTTCGTGGAGGTGCTGGTCGTCGGCGATCTCCTTGCCACCGCCCGGCAGGCGGCGGTAGAGATTCATCGGCAGGCTGGCGATCGACTCAGACAGCACTCGGACGCAGGCGAGGACCGCACTGCACTCCAGGCTCGTCTCGGGGCTGACGGTGATGCCGGACGTCGTCCGTCGGGTGTCCCGAATCTCCTCAAAGATTCGGGCCAGATTGCTCCGGTTCTCGATGACTTCAAGGACTGCGGCGTCGTCTTGGTCCATCTTCAGAACACCATGAGCATTGGTTCGTCGGGCTCGTTCCTGGCTTCGCCGGAGGCGAGCCCCAAGGCCATGATCAGTGCGACAATCCCGTCGATTCTGCCGGTGGAGCTACTGTTCTTCTTGGTTGGCTTCACGTTCCCCGCGTCGTCGGTCTTCACCTGGACATTGCTTGCCTGCCACTGGAGGACAGGGTTGCCGCCATGCCTTAAACGACCCTGAATTACGAGTGTCTCAAGCAACTTCGTGGGCGAACTCATCGACCCAAAGCCCTGCCCGAAGGGCTTCATCTCAATCCCCTCGTTGGCTAGTTGGGTAGTCAACTGCGTGGCGTTCCATCGGTCGATAGCCACGCCCCTGACGGAGTTCTTCTCACAGAACTTCAGGATGTAGTCCCTCACAACGTCGTAGTCAGTCACGTCCCCATCTGTAAGTGTAACAAATCCAGCCCTGGCCCAGTCGACATAGGGCACCCGGTCCTCCTTGGCACGCTTGGCGGCGTTCTCGCCAGGGATGAAGAAGTGGGCGTGGATGTCGTAGGTGCCGTCCGCTTTCGGCCACAGGGCGACGAATGCCGTGGTGTCGAACGTGGACGCCAAGTCGACTCCGCAGTAGCACGGCTCGTCGGCGGTCGGGATGATCGGGTCGCTGCAAGCCTCAAAGCTGCCGGCGCGGAAGAACTTCGACGACGACGACATCCACTGGTTCAAGTGGAGCGTCCTGAAAACCGTCTCGTCGGACGGCGACTGCTTCGCCTTGGCCGAGAACTGGTGGAAGTATTCCGGCTTCAGCGTGACGCCGTAGTTCGGGTTGGCCTTCTTCCACGTCTCCTCGATGAACGGGTCGTCGGTGGGGTCAGCCGCAAAGATGCACGGCAGGAACGTCCGGTCCTCCAGGGCACCATCGCGAATCTTCTCGGCTCGCTTCCAGTCCTTGTAGCACGGCCCCTGCATATCGGTGCCGGCCGTGGTGATGTAGATCGTGAGGGGCTGCTTTCTGGCGCCCATGCCTGTCTCAAGGACGTCGACAAGCTCGCGGTCGGGGAAGACGTGGTACTCGTCGATCAGGGCGCACGACGGGTTGTAGCCGTGCTTGGTCCCCGCCTCGCTGGAGATGCAGAGCATCTTGGCGTTGCGGCTCGGGATGACGATGCTGTTCCGATAGACCTTCGCCTTGCGAGCCAGGGCAGGGCAGGACTCCAGCAATTGCTTGGCGGCGTCGTGGAGGATCGACGCCTGAGAGCGGTCGCCGGCCGCCACGATCACCTCGGCGCCCTCGTCATCGCAGAACGCCATGTACAAACCGATGGCGGCTGCGATCTGCGACTTGCCATTTTTCCGCGGCAAAGCGAGGAGCGACGTCCGATATTGCCTCGTCCCGTCGGGGTTCTTCGTGTTGAAGAGGTCGTTGAGGTAGGCGTCCTGCCACGCCTCAAGCAGGAAGTTCCGCCCGGCGAAGTCGCCGCGGGTGTGCTTGAGCAGCGGGATGAACCGCCGAATGTCAACGAATGGCTGCATCGTTCGCGATTCGCGAATTGCGAAAGTCGGCGTCAGCCGCCCCTCGTTAGTAGCTCATCCATCGGGTCTAGGATGACCTTTTGCGCGCCATATCCGAGGCGTGTTCGATCCGCCGGCGTCAGGCCGAGGACCGTTTCCAACTGACGCAACTGCTCATGGCAGTGGTTGCTCTGCGACTGCCACTTGGTCGGCCGGCAGAACCGCAGGCTGCCGTCTGGCCCCACGACTTCTCTCCAGCATTCGCCAGTCTTGGCAAGTTCTCGCTCGGCGGCCTGCCACTTCTCCCAGACGATCGCATATCGAGCGATCACCTGGACGTCGCTCTCGGCCAGCGTCCCCATTCCCTGCGTGTACCCACAGACGAGGCGGAACATCGCCTGAGCGGCTGGACGCATCCAGTCGGCTGGTTCCGGCAACTCTGATACCGGGGTGCCAAGCTCCTCACGGTACTTGGCCTCCCTCGATCCACGAAGCTGAAGGATGTGCTTCGGGGTCGGCGCGGGGCCTTTTGACATAACCTTCATCGTAGCCCCCTGCTAGGGGGCTTCGCAAAGGAGTCTAGGGCGGTGGCGTTTTCGCCAAACCGCCGACGAAAGCCGTTTCGGAGCGATTTGCCCACACTTCCGCACAGAACGGAGGCCA